GGAAAATCGACTAATGCAGAGCGGCCACTATGAAACTGCTCGTTGCTACATGAATTATCGCTACCTGCACGGGATTGCACGTAATAAGTACAAAGAGCTGATGGACGCAGTCGATGAAAAACTGATGGGCAAAAAGATCGACAATCAAAATGCCAATGTTGATGAAGCATCTTTCGGTGGTCGTACTGGTGAGATGAGCCGTGTGGTTTCTAAGCGTTATGCTCTGGATTATTGCATGTCAGATCTCGCAAAAAAGAACCATGAGAACAACGAGATCTACACCCATGACCTCGATAACTATGCCGTCGGCGATCACAACTGTACGAGTTGCAATATCGATAAGCATTTGGCTAATGGATTTAAGACTCGTCAGGTTGATATTCGACCGGCTCAATCAATCAATACAGCATATCAGTTGTTGGCCGTTCTATTCCAGATTCAGTCATTGTCTCAGTTCGGTGGTATTTCAGCGACACACCTCGACTTCAGTATGACGCCCTATGTTCGGAAAAGCTTCACAAAGCATCTTCAGGACGGTCTGATTTACATCGAAAAGAAATCCACATACAAAGCCGATCGTTTCAGAAAGTGGCTTGAGCATGATAAAAACCATCCAGACGGTACTATCCATTTTGATGATGCAGAATTTCAGGCACAACATCCTGATGCTTGGGATTACGCAATGGAGATGACTCGTCGTGAATGTAAGCAGGCAACTGAGGGTCTACTCCACAATCTGAACAGTCTGCAATCTCGTAGTGGCAATCAGCTTCCGTTTAGCTCAATCAACTTTGGCCTTTGTACTGAAGAAGAGGGACGGATGGTCACAAGGGAATTTCTGGAGGGGCTGATTCGCGGTACTGGAAAGTATCATCGGACGAGTATTTTCCCATGTGCTATCTTCCAGAAAAAGATTGGCGTAAACCAGAAACCTGGTGACCCAAACTATGACTTATATCGTCTGGCTTTGAAATCGACTGCACAGCGTCTGTATCCTAATTACTGTAATTGCGATTGGAGTAATCAGAAGGCGGCTGTTCAGTATGATCGCAATATAAAGAAGGCTGTTCTTGCCAGTCTGAATGATGACGAGAAAAATAGACTGTACAATATTCTGTCAAAAGATAAAGGCCTCGCTGCAAAGTTGAGTATCGTTATTTTGGATGATGGAATGATTGTCGACGAGGAACATGAATCTCCTACCGAAATCAGTAGCACGATGGGTTGTAGAACATGGAATTCTTACGATGTAAATTTCAAAGAAGTATATGAAGCAAACATTCAGTCGGTATTGGCTACTGGAAAGCTTAAATTCGATGATTTACTGTCTGCTGCTCAGAAAGATGGTCGCGGCAATATTTGTCCTGTAACTATCATTCTGCCTACTCTGGCAATGGAAGCTAATCAGACGGTTTCTGTACGGGATTATCACGACTGCAGAGATACAGTTACAGAATTTATGAAGATCCTTGACCAGAAGCTGCATGAAGCAAAACAGATTTTAATTGAGCGGTTTGATTGGATCTGTTCGCAGTCTCCTGCATCTGCAAAATTTATGTGGGACAACGGTGTACTTTCTGGATATGACGGTGTTGATATCCGGTCTGCTATGAAGCATGGCACTCTGGCTATCGGTATGTTGGGCATGGCCGAAACACTTCAGATTCTGATTGGTAAAAACCAGCTTGATCCGTATGGCATGGAAGTTGCGAAAGAAATCTGTCAGCTGTATAAAGATCGGTGTGCAGAATTTAAGAACGATACATCGCTAAATTTTGGAGTGTACTTTACCCCTGCAGAAAATCTTTGTTACACAGCTATGACAAAATTCAAAGCAAAGTACGGCGAGATCCCGAATGTGTCTGATAAAAAATTCTTCACGAATAGCGTACATGTCCCAGTATGGGAAGAGGTGACACCATTTGAGAAGATTGATGTTGAGTCTCAGTTG